TTATCCATTTCCATTTTCTGGGCAGCGAAAATAGAAACGTCAGATTCTTCTTTGGCTAACATTTTTATACAAACGTCTGCGACGATGTATTCTTCCCAGCCCGCGATACCGTCGAGAGTGTCGGTTTGATTAATGAGCTGATTTGGGCGGGGTGCATACCAAATGCGGATTGTTTGACCGCCTTGAGTCTGAGGAACAATCATTAGATTGTCACCATTCAAGCGGTAACGAAGGTTCGTAATGCCGTACATTGTGTACTGATTTGGATAGTTGAAGAGGTTCTTTTGAATCAGGTTGAACTGCTTCAAAGTAACGTAGCTGTTTGGATCTTGAGGATTCAGCGCAACTTCGCAGAGCAGAAGCTTGTAGAAATCTACAGGAAGAGGATAAAGCTGCTGATTCTGTCCGGTGGTATAGGTATAGGGAGTTGCGACGTAGTAGTCGTCTCCATAGGCTTGAACGATTTTGTCGTAAAGTGCCTTGTAGCTCTGAGAGACCATAGAGGTCATCTCTTGAAGAGTGTAGAAAGGGCTGTTCTCTTTATTGCTACGCTGCCTGCACTCTAGAATAACGTTTCCAACGGTGGTTTCTCCGGGATTGAGAGAAAGGGCTTGAAGCGTCTGAGTGGGGTTACTTGAGAACGTGCCGTTTCCGGCTTGAACATAGTAATAATAAATCGCGTCTACAGTGCCGGTGGTGTCGCTGTACTGAAGTTGGGTTGTAGTTCCAAGCTCGGCGAACGTTACGCCGTCTGAAGATCGGCTAACGTAATAGAGAGTGGCTAAAGGCGCGGCATTCCAAGTAAGCTGTACTAGGTTTTCGGCAGACATTACCTGAAAATTGGGCGGAGTAATCACAGCGCCGATTGAAGGAATGGACAAAGAACACCTCAAAAAATGGGTCCGCAGCTCCCACGTTCGTAACGTCTGCGTCTCAACTGGTTACGCCAGCAAGCCTTAGCTAGGGCTTAAGCAGAAAAAGTTTAGGACTCTGAATCAGGTTGTTCTGGAACTTCTGGTTCAGTGTCATCACTCTTTTGAGAGTGCATCGCATGTAGGTCATAGAAGTTAGCCATTGCTTCCATGAGCTTCTGCGGGGATTTCTCATGCATGGCTGAGAGAATGTCTTGAGCGGCAGCATGACGGCCGTCTGGCATTCCGTCTTCATCTTGAGCCGCTTCAGTAGCCATAGGAGCAGAAGACACAGACCCATCCTTGGGGTGCCTTTTGCTCATAATGGTTTGCATGGCTTTCTTTTTGTCGAAAATAATCATTAGACGCCCTGGGCGCTGTTATTCATGTAGAAGTTAAGACCAATCACGGTGTTGTTAGCTGGAGCAGTAAGAACGCCATCGGCATAGCAAGCTAGGATGAGTTGCATTCCATTTCCGGCACCGGTAACAATCGCGCCGTTGCTGTTCATTAGATTTGCATCTCCAACTACTTCGATATGGTCAATGCCTGAACTAGCAGTTGCAAATACGGTTCCGCCGCCCGCAACGGAAGTTGCAGCGGCTACGAAGGATACATCTACAGCGGGAGTGATATTGGCTTGAAGGCCAGCCGTTTGCCATTGGGCAAGAGTGGAGCTACTAAGGGCAGCAATCGTGTACACCTGACCAACTGTAAGGCCGGAACTAATGGCGCTTCCACTGGGAGGAGAAACGAAGCCGCTGTAGCCACCTAGGTATTTGTTGTAGTTGTCTTGAAGGTTGACCACGATGTAGCCAGCGGCGGGGTTAGGATTTCCTGCGGCTGGGCTGGCGCTGGTGTGCATATACACGCTAGCAACTCGACCGCCCTTATCAAGGCTACGAATTCCATCACCATTACCGTTGGTGCTATCTACAATAAAATTGCAGTCAAGTACGGTGGCTTTGTTGTGTGGGTTGTAGGTAAATTGGATATCGCGTCTATTAGACATTTATTATTTCCTTTTCAAATGACCTAGGCTGTAAGGCGAAGGTGGGTAGAATTAGGCTTAAGCGATGCCCCCAAGGCTCAAGCCAGGTAGCTTAGCTACCTATAAGGGTGGGAAAATGCCCCGGTGATGAGGGCTGTTATTTTGTGTAATGAAGAAAAAGAAAGGCCCGCCAGTTATTAAGTGGCAGGCCATCAATTAGCTGAAGTGCTTTATATCGTTAGATATTAAAACTCTTGGAGCTGAACTTTAATAACGCCGTTGTGACCAGGCTTATTAGTATATAGGTTACCATACATACCAACTCGAAGTTCAGCAGCGTCCACGCCAGGAACACGTAGAATTTCAATTTCATCCATGTACTTAAGGATATGGGGAGCGGGATTCTGGCTTCTGAGGCACCATGAGGCCATTTCTAGGCAATAGATAACGCCATCTGGGCAATTTCTATCGGGGAAGATGCTCATTACGGTGTTAGCGCCATTGACTTGTACGCCACGGAAACCAATTTCACCGATTTTCTGGTCGATGTACTGAACCTTGCTACCAAGTGAGGTAATAAGAGCAGTATAGGTTGCGTAGGAGCAAACGCCGGTATCAACGCGACCGCCGTTAAGGGCGATACGGCCAGTACCTTGCAATAGGGCTTCCTCTAGTGAGAGGCTAGAACCATCAAAAAACACCCCTGAGAGGCGCTGTGTATCGAGGCTGCGATTGACCCCAAAAAATGCGTCTCCAGAACCAGGAGCAGCCATGGGGAGCCACGCCGCGAGACCAGCAATCTTTAGAAGACTGTTGGTGGTTGTAGAACCATTAGGTTGGAAGTTGTTGTTAGTTGCGTTTGGAAGGTCACCCTGAACGGCAAGGTAATAGTTAGCTGGCCAGTCAGAGGCAATGTTGGTGGAACAATTCACGTTCATAGTACCAGCAGAGCGGTTGACCGCTGTAACGGTAGCAACGTCAGTGGGAGCAGTGCCAGAACCATCGGCGTTCTGAACCGCTACTAGAACTTGATTACCTTCAAACTGTACGGCATCGTCTGGGTTAGCTAGCGTAATTAGGTAGTTATTACCTGATACGTTAGAAACGGAGGCGATTTGACCAATTGTACCGGCACCGTTACGGAAAATGGCGCTGGCGATACGGTTAGTTTCGTTTTGGAAAGCGGCATCAATCATTAATTCCGCGCCGTCAATGAAAGCTCCGGGATCTGTTTGAGCAGCGGCTAGAAGCTGACCGTCAATGCTAGCTAGAGAGAAGTCAGCAACGCGAGTTACTAAGAATTCTGCAACTAGAGGGCTTGACTGGTTGTTATAGGCGTTAGCGAAAGTAGCTGAAGAGCCCTGGGTAAGACCATAAACCACTGGTACGGGGTAGTATTTACCGGGAAACTTCTCTTCCTTCTTAAGCATGGCAAGAAGGGGGTTATCTTTATAAGTAAGCCATTGTACTTTTTGTTCGTCGTATAATTCCTTAAGAATTCCAGCGACGTTTTGCTGGGTGAAACCTGCTGACATTTAATTACCTCAATAGTGGGACGTATCCCGATAGTTAGTTTTTTGGAGTTACTAAGCTGTTATTGAGGTGACCTTGAATGTCTGAAAGGTCGTATTGTCTAGAACGACAATACAGCTACATACGTGTGTGAAAGTGCCCTTTAGCCGAAGAACTTCTTAACAAGGCGTGATTTCTTTTGGTCTGGAGTTTCGTTTCTTGGCACAGTTGTAGTTGATGCAACGCTAGCGGCGGTTTTATTAGAGAGCGTCTTGGATGCTGGGCGGGGTGATACTTCCGGCTTTAGTGGCTCTGAATTGGAAATGGCTTCTTTTGCGGCAGCTACGGCTTCTGATGGCCTAAGCTTTTTTAGATTGCTCATGCTCTTATAGGTATCCTCATAGTATTGCTCTACAAGGTCAGCGGCTTCTTGAACTGAAATAAGCTCTTTAGAGTCTTCCAATACGGACGCTACTGTTTCGTAGATTAGTTCTTCAGCTAGTGACCCGTTGTAATTGCAAAGCTCATACTTTTCGGGGCTAGCGGAAATTGTTTTGGTAATGTCATTTCTGAATTGGGAAATGGTGTCAGAGTTTCGCTTCTCTTGAGCTTCTCGCTGCTGCTTGGTTTGCTCATCCCGGAACTTTTGAATTTCGTTCTGTGCTGCTTTGGCAGCCTTTTCCTCGGGGGTGGAGTTGTCTTCCTGCTGGGCAAACATTTCGATAATGTCATTGTCGGTAAATCCAGCAAGCTTGAGCGCCCCTAGCTTGTCTTTAGACTTAAGCTCTTCAAAGTCTTGTAGCTTTTTGTGAACTGACTTTAGTTTCTCTAGCTCTTCAGCATGGGCTTTTTGCTGCGACTTAAAGGCTTCCCGCTCTTTCGTTAACGCGGCTTCCTTTTTGGCTAAGTGGGCGAAACGGGTTGAATCAATTTCGGGAGTCTTTACTTGATCTGTGTTTGCAGACTGTAAGCCTGGTTCACCACCGGCAGTAGAAGTTGCGGCAGGAGCATTTGAAGTTGCAGGAATGGAAGTTTGAAGCATCGCTAATGCTGTTGAATTGGACATTGGTTTATTTCCTTATGCGGATACGGGTTGATTATTTGTGTTCTGAACCATGGGACTAGTGGGCGTAGGTGCCGGATTAGCCATAGGAGTTACAGTCGCTTGAGCCTGAGCTTGCATCTGCGCTTGTTGATTAACCGCGTCTTGAGCTATCTGCGCTTGAAGGTCATCAATCTGTGATTTGAATCGGCGTAATAGCGCCATCTTTTCGTCTGGGGCGCTATTAAGATAGGCGTAGTTGTAATAGCTAAGGTAAAGCTGCTGAGCTAATGCAAGGTCAAACTGTGGTTCTGGAGATACATAAACATCATTGTCTAGCATATCTTCAAAAAGCTTATGTAGTAGGTCTTCAGCCGCGTTAGCTAGTTTGTCTGACATTTCTACGTCTGGCATAGACATTAGGCGTCTCCCGGCACGCGGGGAAATGAGACCAGCAGCCATGTACTCTTGAATGGTTTCTAGCTTTCCTGCGGGTTCATCTGGGAGTGAGCTAGTGGGGAACGCTTTTAGAATGTATTCGTCTTCATCAAGCTTAATATCCGCCCAATCAATCGTTTCAATAAACTTGGTGGTGGGGAATACGGTCTTGAAAGACTTCTTACGTGAGTAAATATCTTTAGCTACCTCAATCATTTGACGGGCAACTTCCAGATAGAAAGCTTCCATCTCTTGACCGATAAAGAGGAAGCGGTCATCCCCGATCTGGTCATAGGTACGCATAGCGGCACCCGACTTGACGCCAAGAGGAGTAAGGCTAGAGGCAGAAAGCTGGCTTACTCCTTCTTGCTGGTATCCTTTAGCTATTAGGTTATCTACATAGGGATAGATATCCTGCTGAATCATGGGCGGGGTAATGTACTGAGGGGGCGTATTAGTGTAGGTAATAATAGTGCCGACATCGTTATTAAGATGCTGAGAGACCACGCGCGAACCGTTCTCTACTAGCACCTTGAATGAGCCACCCATCCACATAGAACGTTGGATGAGAATCATTAGGCGGTTGATTTCTTGTTGAAGGTTTTGGAGACGTTCGCAGGCACCTTGACCCCAGAAGCCCAAGAGGCGTTTGGAGTAGTGGAAGAAAACGAAGGGAAAGTAATTCTTAGTCCACTCTTCTTTAAAGACGACACAATCCCCAACGCAGATAGCGTGTAAGCCGTCTTCGGAGTCTTTGCTGGAGCGAAGGTGCCAGGACTCAGTGACTACGATTAGGTCAGCCGCAGTTCCAGCGCCGCCTAAGTCTACGAAAGCGCCCGGAGTGTAGGTAGAGATAGCTTCAATTGCCTTCTCTTTGTCTTCGCCATCTTCAAGAGTTTCGGCGAAGGCAAGCATTACATCGCGGTCCACCATTTTTACACGGTGTAACTGGCGTGGGTCTCCCGTGAGGGCTTCAATCTGGTCTACGAAAAATTCATGCGGAAGGGCTCTTTCAACCTTAATGGAGTCTTCATCTTCAAAAACATGAACAATGCCGGTTCCCCACACGCCGCCGTCGCGGAATGCGTCTACGCCCTTCTTATGAACGTCCTGGTCATAGAACATTCCCTCTGTGAACTTAGAGAGCTGTTCCGCTTTACGTTGCATCCCCCATACGCCACCCGAGGTAATGAATGTAGGAATGATTTTGTTCTTAGCTATCTTGCTAACAAGCGTGTCGATTACAGAAGAGCACAGGTTATAGCTGATACGGTTGGATTGAGAGTTTGCTGAAGCACTAGCGGTTCTAGAGAGTGCAGGCCCAATAAAATTAAAGGCGCTTGAATTTCCGTAGAGGCGAGTTGAAGCAGTGATTTGCTCTATGCGTGTGGGTGAATGGGTCTGAATAAACTTAATGGTCCCTAGGATTTCCTGGGCCATGTTTCTATCAGCTTTCCACCAGTAGAATTTGCCAACCTCTTGCTGGTCTTTCTTACCTTCCTGTTTGGAAATTACTTTTCCAGTGGCATCCGTTACCACTTTATCCATTTTGGATACGTCGATTGTAGACATTGATTACTCCTGTAGGGCTTTCGCTTGTTTCATTGCTTCTTTCTTTTCTTGAAGCTCTTGGTAATAGGGGGTGGACCAATAGAGAATTTCTTCGTCTGTTAGTTCATCTAGGACTGATAAAGGGGAAACGATTTCTTCCGGCTTTAGATCGGCGGGGGGCGGCTCAGTTGCTTTAACCGGCTCTGCCACTGGCTGTTTAGAAGTGCTGTTAAGTTCTAGGCCATCAATCTTTAAGTTGGTAAAGCCAAGCTCCTTAGCCTGGGTCATTACTTGAATAATTTCTAAAGCGGTCAGTGACATTAACTGTTCCTTTTTTTGTTGAGGTAATAAGAGAGCGGGCTTTGATCTTGGAAAGGGTCCATATCTAGAAGTGCTAAACTATCGGCTTCAGCCTCATCTGCTTTTTGCCTCTCTATTTGGTGTTCAAGTGCCTCTTCCATGAGCTTCTGAGAGTGCGCAGCCCAGTCAGAGCGGAGGTCTACCTTTGGAGTTTCGGGAGTTGAGAGCCAATGAAGGGCTTCTCTAAAGCCGTAAAGAACGGCATCACAAATGTCTGAGTGGGGTTCCGACTTCATTACGCGGCGGTCAGAGGTGGACTTATCCAAATCCCATTCAACTATTAGGGCGTCTTGAGCAAAGCGGGAAGTGGACTTAGCTTTAAAGCGTCCATTACGAAGAGCATCGTTAGTAAGTGCAATGAACTCAGCTTTACGGGTCTTCTCGGCGGCTACGATGGGAAGGGCAAAGCGTTTGCGTAGCTCTTCAGCCACCTTTGCACCCAATCCCCCTGTATCCATTACAACTTTAAGAGGGTTATAACGCTTTACTAGCTTCTCAATCTGGGTTGCTAGTGTGCTGATATCCTGTTCAGCATTAACTAGCTCTTCAATTAGGTAGCAATCGGATGAGTGTTTATTCCAACCAATAACTGCAATGGCGTCTGCATCGTGCAAACCAATGTCAACGGCTATTACGAAGTCATGTAGCGGTGGTAAATCGTAATAATTGTTTCTAGTGGCGTTGTACTTAAAGACAAGGCTGTCTGAATCAAGCACCCATCTTCCAAAACATTCCCTTTGGATTGATGCATCTGTAATGGGAACGCCTTTACGCTGGCAGTCCTGCTGGATTAGCTCATCTACGGTTAGCCCGGACTTCTTTTGTATCCATGGGTTTTGATGGAGAGTCCAAGCATGATGAGCCCAACTGGGACTTTGGCTTGCCTCATAGAAGTATCCAGCCGGTACAGGGCCAGGGGTTCCAATCATGCGGCATCTACCGTTCAAGTCGTAAAGACGCTTGACGATAATGTCTTCCACTAGCTCTTTGATATGGCTGCGGAATGCCTGGCTTTCGTCTAGGTAGACTACGGCTACGTTGGATAAGCCTCTGACCTTCTCAATCTCGTTAGCGTCGTTAGCGCCAAAGCAATATATAATGCTGCCGTTTCCAAACTTAAGGGATAGATCCGATAGGTTTGGCTGAGCATCTAATCCGTAGTCACTTACTATCTCTAGAAGAGTTGGCCAGATAATGCGTTTAGCTGAAGACCTGGCTAGGGTTATATATAGCCCTACAGTCTTTGGATTGCTAATTGCTGTGTTTATTAAATCAGCAGCACAGGCTACAGACTTACCAGCCCTTACGGAACAGACGGCAGTAGCAAACCTGGCTGGGTCATTAATAAAGTCAAGCTGCTCTTTAAATAGAAACTCTTCTAATATAAAGGGTTTGTAGTTAGCTCTGGGAGCCAACCTCTCTGCTAGGATTGTTTCTAGTACTTCTTTCTTGTTAATCATTAAAACGTTGCGGTGAACACGGTAACCGGGTAAAATGTTAGGTACTGGAGGCTTCTATGGCAGGCTGTAGGTCACTTACTAAACAAGAGCAGGACTCTGTAGTTAATAAGCTGTCTAATCAACGGGATAAGACCCTCTTTATCTTGGGTCTCTACTGCGGCTTTAGAATCAGTGAGCTGCTCAGCCTGCGCCTTAAAGACGTTTGGGCTGATGGCGGGGTGCTGTCACGCATTAGGCTGGAGAGGCGCTTTACCAAGGGTAAGACTCAATCCAGGGACGTTGTGCTACACCCGGTAGCTCAAGAGGCTATCCAAGGGCTTGTACTTCTACTCAGAAACGAACCGGACTCCTTTCTGTTCCAATCGAGGAACCACGGTAAGGCACTGTCTCG